AAACGCTGGGGAGGTCAAGAAGATCTTCCATCTTGGCACGATCAAGAGCGAGGTCTGGAGCATACTGCTTCATAGCAATTGCTACACAATCCATAAGAACATCCATTGACTTATCATTATTATCAGCAACCTTGCCGATTGTCTCAAACTTCTTCATAAACTCTCGTAGGAGTGAGATCTTGAGTGGACGCATCTTAATCTTTGTTCCATCAATAAGTTCGATCTCTGAAGTCTCATATACACTTGTTGCCATTATTTATTCCTCTCATATAGGCATTTGCCGTTGGTGGATAAAGTATAGCATGACAAAAGCCCCCCTGCAAGTAGCAGGAGGGCAATTGCCTATTAAATTATTTGTTCAATTATGATACGAGAACGAGACGGTCAATGATCTTGCCGTATGATCCGTTGTCAGCAGGAAGCAAACGGAATGAAACTTCGAACATTGAAGCCTCATCACGCTTTGCGCTAACTGTAACATTCTCAATTGAGAGAGCACGGTAAGCAACGTAGATACGCTCAATTGCAGTGGTTGGAGCACAGTCGCCTGTACCTGGACCGATTGCAATAAGACCACGCTCTACTGGGCACTCACCAAGTTCACCTGACTTGAGTTCAAGAACGTCTGCGAATGAACCTGTAGCACCTGTGAGTACTGGGTTCTTCATCTTAACGTCCTGATCGTAATCATTTGAGTTGGCTGCAATTGCAACGAGAAGATTCTCAAGTGTTGCCTCTGCGAAACTGGTATTTAGGTTAACCTGCATACCCTGCTTGTACAACTTTGCAACGTCAAGCAACTGGTCAACCTGAACCTCACCGAAATCTGGCTGGAACTGTAGTTCCAAACCATTGGTTGTGTATCCAACGTTACGAACTACTGTTGTGGCAGCAGTCAATGTCTCGCGGTATGGATCACTTGTGAAATCTGGTAGTGTTGGGCTAACGTTATCTGGATCAAATGCAGCAGTCTTTGATACGAATAGTGCTGCTGCACCAACGATGATCTGCTTTGAATTACCTCTAGAATAAGCCATATTTTTTCACCTCTTTTTTCCTTATAGAATATTAGGGGCGTTTCCTCAATACAATTATACTGGCTTTTTATTAAAGATCTGCGAGTATTGATTCAATTGAATCTGTGAGGTGATATTCTGCCTCAACAATGAATTCTGTGATATAGAATGGTCTATTGCTGAAATCTCTTGATGTAGAGGTTGCTGTCTGAAATACCCTCATATGATGGAAATATACATTAGAAGGATTTGTCTGAGCAGAATTCCATGAATTAATATCTTGAGCAGCATCGTCCTGGCGGTCTAGAATATATTGGAGAGCCATTGACCATTCAAGAGTCTGCTCCTCCTTGCCCTTGACAGCATAAAGGATATGCTCCTTCTTGATTGGATAGAAGGGTGATGCAGTCATCTTTAGTGTTCTATCATAAATGATATATGGTTTATTTTCCCAGGACTTTGTTCCGCTGGTATGATCGCTCATTGGGAAAAATGGAATGGTATTTCCGTAACTCTTTTGAAATGTTGGTTCAAGTTGTTTCATGACAGACCAAAGATAGCCATTGACTGTTAATACTGGGAGTGTAAGGTTTGCTAGTGTCATTCTATTACCATCCTTGCTGAATTAATATACTTTCTACCAGCATTAATACCAGCAGATGAACCCATCTTTGTGCCTGAACTAAATGAATCGGCAAATTGCTTTGGATTCTCAAGTTGTTTCATAAATGGCTTAAGTAATGCATTAGTAAAATAATTTGAGAAAAAGTCTTCTGTCGCACGACCAAAACTTCCTTCGACAGCATCTCCACCTGGATTTGCTATATGAATAGCACTCATGGAAAATACTGTTTCCCCCTGATCCTGAAAAACCAGAACATCTGAATTCTTTGGTTCAATGGTTATTGCTATAGCATTTTCCATTATATTGGCCTTATCTTTGAATGGTTCAGAAGATCCTTCAGATACTGTCTTTGATGGAAGAAACTTTCCATCAAAATGAATTACTCTCTTTGATGCCTTTGCCTTTAGTTCAAAAAGTCTTGATCCTTCTTGACCTACCTGATTCCATTCATAGATGTGATGAAATGCCTGTGGATTAACTCTTGCACGACTATCTATATATTTCCCAAAAGCATCTACTGTAAACTCTCCAAGCCTTTGGTTAAACAGGATTTGATCTATGTCTACCCCTTCAAGGAATCCGTAGGAATAGGAAATGGCATTACCTAAAATTTTATTTATTTCTTTAGAATCAAACTTAGCACGCAACACGTTCATTCAACTCCTGTGTATCTGAACGTTCTAACTGAATCTTCCAATATTCCACGGTATTGAATGGACCAACAAATGGCTGACAAGTCTTAATCTCAAAAATAGTTGGCTTTCCAGCATAATCCCCGTTAGACTCAATAAAGAATGTTTCTTCGTTACAGGTTGCACCACGAATATTTGACACAAGGATATGTGAAAGTGGATGATACAAACCGCTTGAATCTTGTCTTGGATCTGTGGCAAATCTGCCATAAAGCATTGTTTCTAATTTGTAAAACTTGCTATCTTCGAAAGTAAAGTTATCGTCATTACTCTTGTCTCCAAGAGTATAGAATGAACACTTTTCTACCATATCGAATGTCCACTTTTTGTCAATCTTACCGTAATTATCCTGTGACTCAGTTGCATAGTAAATGTCGCATTGCATTTGGAAAAATAGGCTGTCGCACACATTTGTTCCAAACAGTGCCATTACAATACTCCTAGGCGATAAATTGGTCTGACGTATGCTGAAAGAATCTTGTCTGCAATACGATTTCCAGTATCCTTAAATACTCTATCATCAAACGTAAGAGTGAACTGATCGCTCTTGTAATCCTTAATATAAGAATTGATGTAGGGAATGTTGTTGCACTTAAGATCATTAACAATAAGCATTGTGGCCTGCTTGATATCCTGTGGAATAATGGGCCATCCTGCTTCTACAACTACCGTGTAATCCCATCCATTTGGAAACATTGGAGAACCACTTACAGATGTAGAAAAATTCTTTGTGTCATATGGTGTATCAATGTAGTTGGGTGAATCATTTGTGTTGTACCTTGTGAATGAATCAGATGCACCTCTTTGACGCAATACTGGCTGTGATTGTAATCTGTTGTATGCCTGAGAAGATCCAAGGTTTACGCTAATGGTAGCCTTATCTGGACTAATGTAATATTCTCTTACATTTTTCCAGTTTGGATCTGTATTCTCTATATCATAGACAACAACACCATTTTCAACAACCTGAAGAATTTTATTTAATCTGAATGGAAGTGATAGATAATCATTTCCCAGACCTACCGTTTCGACTATCTCGCGCTTATACATAAATCCACCAGTAATTGAGTTAATGATTGCTCTAGCAACCGCCTCATACATTTCTGCTTCCACCATATCATCTGGTGTATCAGCAAGAACGTCTGGATCTACATATGGACGCATGACTGTAATTGTATCTACCCAAATTAAGTCTCCAGGAACTTCTAGACCTTCTGGGGTATGGTCAACTACTGGATAAATCTCTCCACGATACTCATCATCATATTTTGAAAAATATTCTGGAAGATCAAACGTTATGTTTCCATTTGAATCTGATGTTGGTGATTCATTATGAATAATAATGTTATGATCGTCGTAAATAATAACAATATATTCAGAGTCAGGCTCAAATCCCGCATGGGTAAAAACTAGTGGGAATGGCTGTAGTCTGGCGATTTCCATATGTTACTTGCCGTAGTGAGTAGCAACTTCTTCTGGAGTAGCCTTGCGGATACCCTTCTTTGTCAACCACTGACCAGCAGCCTCCTCAGTAACAATATTGTATCCCTTAGACAATTCTCCTACTCCGCCCCATCTGATATTTCTATCTGAAAGCAAAGCAACCTGGGAATCATCCTTGGCCTTCTTTGCTGGCTTGGCGGTTGCCTTTGGAGCACCGAATAGCGCACGATCTGCGGCATTAGAACTAACTACGCCACCGTCATCTGTCTTTGTATTAGACTTGCGTGCAGGCTTATCCTTCTTTGGACCAGCAATAACCTTCTGTCCTTCATCATTCTTAACTGTTGCTTCCTTAACAGAAACCTTCTCAACAACGTCAGCGTTTTCCTCTGCTACCTTTTCTGTGGCGAGTACCTTAACCGCTGGCTCCTCTACTGCTGCTACTTCTACAGTAGGAATATCAACTGTAACCTCTGGGGTTGTATCTTCCATTTTGTACACCTTCCTTTATTGTAATTATATCAGAATATGGTTGAGGGGGCGATCCCGAAAGACCGCCCCCAACAACTTCATACATTTGTTAATTAGTCATTAACGAATGCTACTGCGTCTAGTTCTTCCCATGTGATTCCGAAACGGACAAAGATGGTGTACTCAATTGTATCCTTCTTTGGCTTGTACTCACGGTTCACAGTGATATCGCGCTGGAAGCCCCATACGCGGTTCTGTGGGAATGTGAGATCAAGGTATCCACCTGGGTAGTAAGGAACTTCCTGAACGTCAATTCCTAGTACGCGAGTGGTACGAGCGCCACCAAATGTCTGGCCTGCTCCACCAAGGTATGCATTGCGGTAATCCTGTGTACGGAATGCCTCTGCAATTGCATCGCCAAGAGTACCGTTCTGGCTAACAATGTTAGCGAAAACGTCTGTACCAGCGTAGAACTTTAGACCTGACTTGATTGCACGGTACTTGCGTGGAAGTGCATAGATGACTTCCTGCATGACTGCTGGTGTCCAACCATTGGTTAGATCAACAGACGCTTCGTGTGCATCACCAGTTGTCTTGACCTGATGGGCAAAGCCGCTCATGATACCAAGGAATGGATCAGCACCTCCGTCGCCGTTGATGGCAAGATCCTCAAGGTCGTTACCGAAAGCATTTGTCATTAGACGGACCAAATGATCCTCTAGTGCTGAACCTTCGATGTTGTCCTCAAGAGCCTCAGTTGAAACTTCCCAATCCAAACGGATCTTCTTTGTTGTCAACTCAACCTTTGTGAATGTTGCACCTGCGTTTGTGTACTCGCCAAGAGCCTGTGAAGCAGCGCGAATAACACGCTCTCCAACGTTAACCTTCTCAAGTTCAATCGTGTTTGCACGCATTGTAACTCTACGTCCATCCTGGGCGAGAACTGTTGCGTCCCAAACATAGTCGATAAAACGACGGGCCTGCTCGGGATTTAGGATACCACCTGGAGCACCTACAGGATTAACTGCATTGCCGCCAGAAGTTGAACCCATGTTTGCGTTAGGGATGTTACCTGGGGTTCCCCAAGCATCTCCACCAACTACTCCATCAACACCACCAATACCAAGGTTAGCGACCGCACCCTGACCCTGGTATAGACCTGGGTTTGGATCACCGTACTCGCCTGAATCGCTGGGCTGATTCTTCAAAATTTCTTCTGCCATTTGACTTTCACCTCCTGAAATATTCTTTCTTTTTTAAAATAGGTCGGCATTTGTGAGGAAACGACCGCCCCATGCAGAGTCCATAGACTTCTGCATACTTACTGGTTCTTCCTGCAAGATCTCGCCAAGATCAGCAGACTTACGGAAAGCGGTGTCCTTCTCAACTGCGTCCACGCGCTTACCAAAACTATCCTTTACTACATTTACCTCATCACTTAGTCCAGCAACTGACTTGTTAATGCCTTCAATCTTGGCATCAAGAGCCTTTACTGTTTCAGCAAGAGTGGAAAGAGTAGATGTAAGAGATTCTGCAATTTCGCCAATCATCTTTGTAGTATCAACTACCTCATCTGACTTGCGTGTGTTTACGGATGATGCTGCTCCTCCTGCTTCACCATCTGTAATCTTGTCAACCTCTTCTTCCATGTCAGCGCCCATCTCTTCTTCCTTAGCCTCATCTTCTGCTGTTTCGTTTGCATCTTCTTCGTCGCTTTCGACCTCAATCTCTACGGCCTTATTGGTTGCAACAGCAGCAGCCTCGTTCTCAACATCAGAAGGATTATTCTGATCTTCGGAATCAGTTCCTGGGAAATCCATGCCCTTCTCAATTTCATCTACAACAATAACGTCTGAGTCCATCTTGCTTACCTCCTTTACCTCTGATTTACTAATCGCATTAACTTTTTCTAATGAAGAAATATTCTTAATAACGCGACGATTGGTAGGTACTATTGTACCGTCTATTTGTGAATACGCTTTCAGGATAACAACTGGATCATTAGACTTTGCAACTGAAACAACCTCTTCAGTAGAAAGTCTTGCACCACCATGGAAAACAATCTGCTGAACCTTACCGTATCCACCCTCGTACTTAACAAAATTTCCTTCTTCAATATCCTTCTGAATCTCACTCTTCTTGATTCTAGAAATCATTGACTTTACAACACCTGCCTTATCAGCATCGTTGCTCTCAACAAATCCAATGTTATTCATTGCCTTCTCACACTGTGGGCAAGACTTGTTTGCCTCAAATGACATTTGGATAATATCATCAGCGCCACACCAGAAAACATTCTCAATTGTGGCCTTGGAAAGATAACCGTCCATCTGATCCTTACCGTCAACCTTTTCAATGCTAAATACATTAGCAAATTGATTTGCTGGATTATCAACAAGGGAGAGTTCGCTGAGTGAATATTC